TTCGATGAGGCCGACGAGGTGCATGTCTCAGTGTCGTTCACCTGGGACAAGCCGCGCGCCGAAAAACTCGCTGAGCAGTGGTCACAGGTGGCGCCGACGAAGGTTGGCGGCGTGGCCTACGGCGACGCGAGTCTGGAGTTTATCCCCGGCCGTTACATCAGGCACGGCTACACGATCACATCGCGTGGTTGCCCGCGCCGGTGCTGGTTCTGCGGCGTCTGGAAGAAGTGGCCGACCGCGAACCCGTTGCCGATTTACGACGGCTGGAACGTGCTCGACGACAACCTGCTCGCCTGCCCTGAATGGCACGTCCGCTCCGTCTTCGAGATGCTGAAGCGCCAGACGCAGCGTGTCGAGTTCACGGGTGGTCTGGAAGCGGCGGCGCTCCAGGATTACCAAGTGGACCTGCTCGCCAGCCTCAGTCCGAAGCCGTCAATGTTCTGGGCCTACGATCCCGGCGATCCGTTCGAGACGCTGGAATACGCGGCAACGCGGATGCTGTCGGCAGGCTGGACGCGCGAGTCCCATCGGCTCCGGTGCTACGTGCTCATCGGCTATCCGCGCGACACGTTCGGGCTGGCTGAAAAGCGGCTGACCGACATGCTTCGGATCGGATTCACGCCGATGGCGATGCTCTGGAAGCCGGAGGTCGAAGCGGCAATGAAGTGGGAACCGGCGCCGGAGTGGCGGGCGTTTCAGCGGCGCTGGGTGCGTCCGGCCATCATCCATGCGGCGTGACAGGCAAGCCGCTCTCCGTGGAGAGACGACGAGCGAGAAGAAATGACCGTATTTGCTGAGGAAATAGGCTATAATCGGGATGCGCGAGTGTTGAACGCACCGCGCATCCCTCACCACAACGCGCTGCTTGGAGGCGGCGACGTCATGGCTAATTCTCAGTGTATCCGACCCTCGTACGCCGACGTCATGGACGCGGCCCAGCAGGCGCTGTTTTGGGCGAAGGTCGACAAGCGCGGCGCTGGCGGCTGTTGGGTTTGGACCGCCGCTACTCATAGTGCTCAGCGTCCGTACGGAGTCTTTGGCATACGCGGCAAGAGCTCTAAGGCGCATCGCATCTCGTGGGAGCTGCTCCGCGGGCGGATTCCTGACGACCTTGTGCTTGATCACATTTGCCGGAACCACGGGTGTGTAAACCCAGATCACCTTGAGCCCGTGACGCTTCGCGAGAACGTGCTTCGCGGCGTTGGCATTACAGCGATCGAAGCGCGTCAGACGCATTGCAAGTACGGTCACGCGTTGGTCGGCGGCAACCTTCGGCGCAAAAGCAAGAAACGCGTTGGTCGGCAGTGCGCAACGTGCTGGCGGAGACTGCGCCGCGACTACATGAGAAGGCGGCGGGCGGAAACCATCAACTAACGCGTCGAGTGATTCGGAGGATCCCATGATCAACACAGGGCGTGAGACACGGAGCGCTGAGGACGCCACGGATCTGATCGCGCTGATCCAGGACCAGGTGCTGGCGGCGCGGCAGCACGGGCTGGACAGCGTCGCGCTGACCCTCTCGGAGGGGGCGGCGGTCGTGGCGTGTGTGGCGGCGCTCCAGCAGGCGCGCGACGCGGCCGATACCTATCGTGCGGAGGCGTGGGGGCATGCGGCGACCTGGATGGAGCGCGCCGAAGCGGCCGAATGTCAGATCCAGGCGGCCGAGCAGGAGTTGACCCGGTTGCGCCGCACCGAGGTCGAAGTCTGGCAGAACCCGGAACAGTGGATGAAGTGGTGTGATATTCGCGTGCTGGAGCGCGCTGAGGCGGCCGAGGACCGGATCGCCCGCGTGCAGGCATTAGTTGATAGGTGGCGCGGCTCGTTGTCGTACGACGAATGCGTCCAAGCCTTGTGCGCCGCCATGGGCCAGGCGTAGGCGTGAAGGCTCTCTTTATCCCGTTGCGCACCGAGTTCTATGTGGCGTTCGCCAACGGCACCAAGACCGACGAGTACCGGCTCTACGGGCCGCGGTGGAACGAGCGGACCTGTAACGTCGGTCGACGGGTGGTGATCAGCCACGGCTACGGCACCAGGCATCGGCTGCACGGCCGCGTCGTGTCGTTCGCGCGCTGCTCGCCGAACACGTTGCACGGCGAGCTCGAGACGACACTGCGCCGCATCTACGGCCAGACGCACGGCGACGTCGCGCGCATTGCGATCGAGCTTCAGGACACCGCCCTCCGTGCAGGAGAGGAGCCGACATGAACACGATGCACCTCATCGGCACAGAAGAAGTAGCCCGAGCGGCGTCACGGATGCAGGAAGCGGCGCAGCGCATGAATGACGCCGCAGCTCGCATCGAACACGCGTTCTATGCCCGGCAGCAGTGGGAAGAGGAGTACCTAACGCGCCTCGAAGCCCTCCGTGCAGGAGAGGAGCCCGCACAGAAAGAGCCTTTGTCGCGTGGGGAGCCTAGCCGGTGACTCCACCGATTGGATCCTCGCGTAGTCCGCTGGGTAGCTGATGCCACCGACAGTTGGGAGCTTGTTCGCAGGGATCGGCGGGTTCGATTTGGGCTTAGAGCGCGCGGGCTTTGAGGTCCGCTGGCAGGTTGAGATTGACCCCTTTTGCCGTTCTGTGCTGGCAAAGCACTGGCCGGCGGTGAAGCGATACGAAGATGTCAAAGAGTGCTGCGCCGGCATGGTGCGCGTCAACAGGGAGGACTCCCGCTGTGTCGAGTGTGGCCGCCGAGACTGGTTGCCATGGGTCGATGTCATCGTCGGCGGATTCCCTTGCCAGGATGTTAGCGAGTCTGGAGCCAGAGCCGGTATCGACGGGCCACAGTCCGGTTTATGGCGCGAGATGTCTCGATTGGTTGGCGAGCTTCGACCCAGATTCGTCATCGTGGAGAACGTCTCAGGGCTGCTTGTTTCAGGGATGGGCCGAGTGGTCGGCGACCTTTCCCGCCTGGGGTATGACGCGGAGTGGGGAACTCTATCGGCTTGCGCCTTCGGTGCGCCACATACACGCGAGCGGGTGTTCATTGTGGCCTACCCCGACGAAGGTCGACGGCGAACATCCGGGCCGCGTGAAGTGGAAAGACGCACCAACAGCTATCGTTGTCGATCGCCGTCAACCAGGAGCAATTGAGGCTCGGTCTGCCTACTGGAAAAGTGAACCCAGGATTCCGCGAGTGGTTGATGGGTTACCCGATCTCGTGGACCGAGGCGCCGGCCTTGGCAACGCCATCGTCCCTGACATCGCGGAGTGGATCGGGCACCGCGTGATCGCTGCGATGCAATCCGGCGCTGTACGTGGTGGGTCGACGAGGCTGGAGGCTGAGTCCGTAGCTGTGTCGTCCCCGAAGCGGAAACCAAAATCGAACGACTTCGTTGCAGGACAGGAGCCCTAGATGGACAGGCAGGCGATCGAGGGGTTGATACAGAAGTGGCGGTTTCAATCTGGCCTGGCGCAAAAGATGCGCGGCCACGCTGGTGTGACCTCGCGCGAGAAGGCCGAATTGGACGCCGAGGCGCGGGTGCATGCGCTCTGCGCAGACCAATTAGAAGCCCTCCTCCGTGCCCAAGAGACGAGTCCGTCACACGCGGCGTGCCACGACGGCGCGTGCAACGGTGATCGTCGCTACCCGCGCGGGGCACAGGGCGTCTCCTGCTCCTGTGCGGGCCGGGATGCGCGATCGCTGTGCCCCTCCTGCCACCCGCTCCTCGCCCCGTCCGATGAGTAGTCCCCGCTCACGGACAGTCGCGGCAGCGAGACGGCCAGCGCCCATGCGGGCAGCGTGCGCGGGGCCGGCCGCCCTGGCGCCCATTGGCGGCGCTGCTGGCCTGTTTGGCGGGGCTGGTCCGTCGGCCGAGGGCGCGGCCTGCCGCCGACGAGCCGTGGCGTCTGAGGGCGAGGCTGTGACGGCTGGCCATCAGGGTCGGCGGCGATCGGTCGCCTGCCAGGCGGCGCGCCGGTCCGAGTGGGTGCGGCTGGCGAGGGCATCAGGGCGCCCGTCGCGCGTCACGGTGCGGCAGGGCTCGCCGATGCGGGCGCCGCAGACCGGACAGGGGACGGCTCCGATGACCTTGCGATCGCGGTTGACGTGGGACTGTCTACTCATGTCAGTGTCACACGGCGTCGTCACTCTGAGAGGTGAGGAGCGCAATACCGGTGCTGGTACTCCACCGCTGCGCCTCCTCGGCGGCGATGCGAGGGGAGTCCGTCACGCGGCCAGCGCCCACGATCTCATCATGCACTCCATCTACTACCGGCCCGAAGCGATAGCGGATGATGCGCTCGGCCCGCCACCCTCTCGCATACACGCCTCCCACGCGGATATACTCTCTGGTCGTCATCGGTCTCTCCTCCTGCCCTCCGGTGAGAGGGCGATAGTGGGGGAGCCTGCGTCCTCCCCCTGCTCGGGGACCACCCGAGACGCTGCGGCGGCCCAGAGGCGGGCGCGCCGAAAGTCAGTCCTGATCGTCCTCGGTCCCGGCGTCGTCCAGCAGTGCGTTCCAGCGATCGGCGATGGCGTCCCACGCATCGCCATCTGTTTCACAGACTGCGCCGAGTCCGTCGATGTGTGGGCCAGCCGGATGAGACGCCATGTCGATCGCCAACGCCTGCAGGTCGGCATCGGGCTCGATGTCGATGACCGCCAGATAGTCCTCGCTGCGGTTGGGTCGGACGAAATTCACGAGAGCCGTGTCGTGGCTCTCGCATCGGATCGTGCAGTCCCACCCGCTGCCGACTGTTCGGCCGGAGTAGGTCATGCCGTTTGCCGCGCTGCCGTAGGTCGTGGTCGTCATCTACTGGCCCTCCTGATCGTCGTCCTGGATCGCGGCGACGGCTGCACTGCGCGTGCGATAGGGTCCGCTCACGCGCCGCGGCCCCTCGTGAGAGGTCGGGGTGTGCCACGTATCGGCGGTCACCCACCATGCCCCGGCGCGGCCCTGGGTCGCCATGACGGTCTGCGGATACCCCGCGGGATGCTGCGTGTAGATCGTCATCTACTGGCCCTCCGCGAGACGGTCAGCCGTGGCGTCGTCCGTGGCCTCGCGCCAAATGGCGGCGACATCCTGCGCGGTCGCCATCGGATCATCGGCCAGCGCCTGTCTCACGACCACGCCCAGCGTGTCATCCGGCGACGTGATGCCCATCAGCGAGAGTTCGGCGAGCAGTTCCGCGGTGCGGGTCGTCATCGGTCTGTCCTCCTGGGCCGCCGGTGAGCGGCCTCACTGGAGAGAGTATGGCACATCCGTTAGGTTTGCGCAAGTGGGCAAAACATTAGGAAATATGCGCATGCTCACGGGGTGGATGGGCAGTCAGGAGGCCGCGGATGTCCCGAGATGACCTCGCCGATGCGGAGCGGATCCTGGCGCAGTCCCGGGCGGCACTGACTCGGCACCGCCGACGCGGGCGTGAGCCACGCATCCTGGATCCAGCCACGCATCCGCGGCGGTATGTGAGCTTAGTGGTGGCCGCTGCGTATCTGGAGATCGACCGGAAGACGCTGGAGAAGCTCCTGCAGGCCGGGAAGCTCGCCTATGAGCATCGCGGCCGGCGTCGGAAGATTGCGGTGAGCGAGCTCGTGGACTTCGAGCGCCGCGAACACACCGCGCGCGCCTCCTGATGTTCCACGTGGCACTAAAGTAGGGAAACAGGGTTAAAAGCGGGAAAGCTGCCAGCACTCCCTAGCGAGCCATCCAGCGATTTCGTATGCTCAGCCGCAGCGTGTATTTCGGCCGTGGCACCTTTGCTTCGCATCGTGAGTCCGCCTCGCGCGGACGTCGCGATGGTGCGCCCTACGCCCCGGATCTGACCGAGGCCGAGATCGACGCCCGCCATGCGGCGGCGCTCGCCGAGATTCGCCGTCGTCCCCGCTGCCCGATCGGGGTGGGGCATGTGCTGCTGACGACCGACGACGGCCTCATCCGCTGCCTGGATTGCGGGTGGGAACCATGAGCACGGATCTCGTGACCGACACGGACCTCAGGATCGCCCACCTCCAGCGGCACCTCGACGCCCTGACCGCCCGACTCGAGGCCCAGCAGCAGGCCATCGACGCCACCTTGCTGGCCCTGTCCGAGCGGATCTCCGCGCTGGAAGCAGGGAAGCGGTAAATGGCCCGGCGACATGCCCCCCGCGGCCCGCTGAAGCAACGCGCACCCATAGACGCGCACACCCTTGGACACGCCAAGTGCTCCGCTCGGTCAAGTCGCACCGGGAAACCGTGCGGAAAGTGGCCGATTGCTGGGGCGACGGTCTGCCGCACGCATGGCGGCGCGGCCCCGCAGGTGCAGGCGGCGGCGTTGGAGCGTCTAAAAGCGTTGCAGCCAAAGGCGTTAAACCGCTTGGAGGCGCTCATCGACCTGACGGAATTCCCCTCGGTGGCATTCCAGGCGGTGAAGGCCGTCATTGACTGGACCGAGGGGAAAGCTGTCGAGACCGTCAAGGCGGAAATTCGGTCAGCCAGCGATCTGAGCGACGAGGAGCTGGCGGAGAAGGCCCAGGCGCTCATTGCCCAGTTGCGAAATTCCCAATGAAAATGACACCCCGCCACCGTCTGGAGACTCCGCATGGTCGCTGACCAGCTCCAGCAGATCGTGGCGGAGATTGAGCGTCGACAGTCGGCCAAGTTCGGCCAGTACTTTCAGGATGGCGGAGCGTTTCCGCGCACGGGCTATCCCAAGCACTTGGAATTCTTTGGGGCTGGGGCCAGTTACAAAGAGCGGCTGTTTATGGCCGCGAATCGCGTCGGCAAGTCGGAGGGAGGCGCGTACGAGCTGACCTGCCACCTGACGGGACGCTATCCGGCCTGGTGGCAGGGGCGGCGGTTCACGAGCCCGATCGAGGCGTGGGCCTGCGGTACGAACTCAGAAACCGCGCGGGACATCGTGCAGACGAAGCTCTTCGGGCCGTCCGACAAGATTGGGGAGTGGGCCGGCGGGATGGTGCCACCCAACCTGATTGCCAAGTTCACGCGCCGGCAACATGGCCTGTCGAATTCGCTCGAAAGCATCTGGGTCAAGCATGTCAGCGGCGGCCTGAGCGTGGTGGGCCTGAAAACCTACGAGCAGGGGCGCAAGTCGTTCGAGGGGACGGCGAAGCACGTCATCTGGTGTGACGAGGAACCGCCCGCCGACTGCTACACAGAGATGCTGTATCGGACGCTCACCACACAAGGGATCGTGATGGTGACGTTTACGCCCCTCCAAGGTATGTCGGAGGTGGTGACGGGGTTTCTTGAGCCGTCCGAGGCGGCGAAGGCGCACAAGTGGTACATCCAAGCGGGCTGGCGTGATGTGCCGCACCTGTCCGAAGTCGACAAGGCCGCGCTGATCGCGACCACGCCCCCCTACCAAATCAAGGCGCGCACTGAAGGCGAGCCCGTGCTGGGTGCTGGGGCGATTTACCCCATTGCCGAGGAAGAGATTGTAGTGCCCACGCGGATGGTGCCGGAGACGTGGCGGCGAGTCTACGGGATGGACGTGGGATGGAATCGTACGGCGGTGATCTGGGCGGCCCAGAACCCTGGCTCTGGTGCCTTCGAGTTGTACGACGAGCACTATCTAGGGCAGGGTGAGCCGGCCAGCCATGCCGCCGCGATCAAGGCCCGCGGCGAGTGGATGAACGGTGTAATTGATCCGGCATCAGCAGGGGCATCCCAAAAAGATGGCGAGAAGCTCATTGAAATTTACCAGGGACTCGGGTTGCGGCTACAGCCCGCTGCGAATACGGTTGAGGCGGGTCTGATGGCAGTGTGGAACCTGCTGATTACCGGCCGACTCCGGGTGCAGGCGCATCTGCACAACTGGCGCACTGAGTTTCGCAAGTATCACCGCGACGAGCGGGGAAAAATCGTGAAGGCTCACGATCACTTGATGGATGCCACGCGCTACTTGGTGATTTCAGGCGAGCCATTCCTGTCTGTGGAGGTGACAAGCCATATGTGGGATGCCCCGATGCCGACAAGCTGGCAGGCGGTGTAGTGATGTCTGGGCCTGTGACGGTGGCGCAACTCCTCTCGGCCTCTCGGGCGGCGCATCTGGCCTATCAGGGCGAGCAACGGAAGCAGCCGGCCAATTACGCCGTGTGCGAACGGTACGTGGCCGAGGCACTGCGACTCAGGAGTGAGGCGCACGCGGCGGATCCGCAGCACGTAGACGCGGCGTGGCGGGACGATAAAGTGCCGCATGCCGAGCTCGTGGCCTTCTATGCACGCTATCTGGTGACGCTGTGAGGACTGACACCAAGAAGGTGCGCCAGCAGGCGCGGAAGCTCATTGGCGCGTCGGGGCTGGACCGGCTCGCCGAGCACGATGCGGCGCTGATGCATCACGCCAGCGCGATCGCGCAGCTCATCGCGCGCCAGGACGACATGCTGACGAAGGCAGCGAGTCATGCCGAGCAACTCGACCAGGCCATCCAGTCGAAGTTCAACGTGGCGGCGGCCTATATCGGCGCAGAGACGCGCGTCTTGAAGCGCCCCTTCCGTGGCCGTCTCCGCTGGCTGCTGACTGGACGATAGCCCATGACCCCTCCTGAAGCCGTCGAACGCACGGCCCGCCAGGGACGCTCGGCGATCGTCGCGGAAGCGCTCGCCTTCCAAAAACTCTCATCGGAGGCGTTCTTTGATCAGCGCACCCGGGAAGAGAAGGCGCTCGAGTTCCAGGTCCCGGAGAATCAGTGGCCCGACGATGTGAAGGCGCAGCGCCAAGGCCAGAGCGTCCAGGGCGTCCCGTTGCCGGCGCGGCCGATGTTGAGCATCCCGATCCTGGACCAGCCGATTCAGCTCCAGCTCAATCAGGAGAAAAGCGCCCATTTGGGCGTGCAGGTGCATCCGCTCTCGGAAGACGCCACCGACGACACGGCGGACATCCTGCAGGGGGTGTATCGGCATATCGAGGTGGAGTCACGGGCCGGACTGGCGCGGTCCTGGGCGTTCGATCGGGCGGTGAAGGCGGGGTGGGGCGTCTATCGCGTCAACGTGGTCTACGACGACGCCAGCGACGACCCGCGCGACCTCACGATTCGGATCGATCGCATCCTGCATCAGTCCAGCGTGTTCCTGGATCCCTACGCGCAGCAGCCGGATTGGAGCGATGGGACGCGGGCGCTCATCGTGAGCTATGTGCCGTGGACGACCTACACACGTGAATATCCGACGTCGACGCTGCAGGGCTACGGCGATGACGAACTCTCGCAGTTGGCAACCGATTACCCGTTCTGGATCAACGGGACCGGCGAATCCCGGGCGGTCTGTGTCGCGGAGTACTTCTACACCACCTATCGCGACCGGAACTGGGCGATTCTGAGTAATGGCGCCTTCGCCTTCGAGGATGATCCGCTCCCGGAGGGCGTCACGATCGTCTCACCGGGGATTCGGCCCGTGCAGTGGCCCGAGGTGCGCTGGTGCAAGCTGAATGCGGTCGAAGAGCTTGACGCCAAGCTGTGGAACGGCCGGTATATTCCCCTCATCCCCGTGATCGGGAAGGAATTGCAGCCGTTCACGGGCGAGCGGATCTGGATGGGCATGATCGAGCCCAACATGGACGCGGCGCGGCTCGTGAATTACGAGGTCAGTAACGCTGTCGAAAAGGACGCGCTCGCCCCGAAGGCCCCGTATGTGGGTGCGGTGGGGCAATTCAAGACCATGCGGAAGCAATGGGATCAGGCCAACGTGCGCAATTTCAGCACGCTGGAATATGACCCGGTGGCGGCCGGTGGCCAGTTGGCCCCGCCGCCGCAGCGGAATATGGTCAGCGCGGACCTGACCTCGGCGCTGCAGCTCGTGGATCTGGCGCGGAACCTGGTGCAGCTCGGGACCTCCACGACGGATTCGGCGGCGCTGGAGCAGCTGGCGAAGCGGCGCGTGGCGAAGGAGACGATCGCCGGGCTGGCCAATCAGGGCGAGGTCGGCAATTCCAACTACATCACGAACCTCGCGGAAATCTCCATGCCGTACGAGGCAAAAGTGGTGCTCGACCTGATTCCAAAGGTGTACGACCGACCGGGCCGGATCGCCCAGGTCTTGGGCTCCGATGACAACGCGCGCAAGACGGTCATGCTCAATGCGCCGTTCCAGATGGACCCGCAGACGAAGCGCCCGCGGGCGGTCGAGGATCCGCAAGCTACCGACGGGAAGGTCCTGCATTACGACTTCTCGAAAGGCAAATACGGGTTCGTGGTCGAGGTCGGCAAGTCCTACAAGACCCGTTTGCAGCAGGGCGCGGATGCGCTCGGGCAGTTGATCGGCGGCGCGCCCGCGCTGATGACGCTGCTCGGGGACATCTGGGCGCAGTTCCAGGACTTTCCGGGCCATCTCGAGGTGGCGAAGCGGTTCAAGGCCATGCTGCCCCCGCAGGTCAAGCAGTCGGACGAGGACGAGGACTCGCCGGAGGCGGCCCAGGCGAAGCTCGCCCAGGCCGGCCAGATGATCCAGCAGAGGACCGAGCAGTTACAGCAGATGCAGAAGGCGATCGACGAGGAGCAGGTCCAGCAGCAGGCCGAAACGCAGCGCGCCGCGATGGACCACGAGACGAAACGCCAGGTGGCCTTCGATAACAACCAGACGAAGATCGCGATCGAGAAAATCAAGGCGGATCTGCAGCAGGCCCTCGCGACCTTCGAGGCCCGCACGTCGGCGCTCACGCGGGAAGACGAGCAGCGGCATGATGTCGCGATGGCGGCCGCTGAGGCCGAGCACGAGACGCGGACGGCCAAGGCCGAGGCGGTGCAGGCCGCCGCGATGGCCGAGCGCGACGGGGAGCGGACGGCCGAGGAAGCGGAGCGCGGGCGGCAGGCGACGGCGGACGAGAACGAGCGCAACCGGCAGGCCGACAGTGAGCGCGATGACGACACCACGTAAGGGCAGCAAGAAGCCTGATCCGCGCGACTGCCCGGCCTGCGGCACGCGCATGGAGTGCAAGGCCGAGATCGGCGAGTCTGACGAACTCTGGCAATGTCCGGCGTGCAAGAACGTGGAGGTGCGTTGGCGTTGAAGCCGTCCATGCCGGCGTACGACGAGAGCATGTCCTACATGCGGCTCAGTGAACGCCTGTACGCGGAGCGGTTCAACGGGGCCGTGCTGCTGCATTTTCGCAACGGCATCCCGCGCGAGGTCGAGATTCCGAAGGCTCCGACAAAGATTCGCTTGACAGAGGTCGTCGAGTAGGCGCACGATGTAGGCTCGCGCCCGAACCGCGCGAGACAATTTCATCGCCCAGAAGAACATTCCGGCTCGCGGAGCCGGCGAGTGTTTCGAGGCCAGTTCTCAGTGCACCACGCACTGGGGCCTGGCCTTTTGTGCGTTCTAGGGAGTGCATGGCCGTTCAGGAGTACGCCAGCGTCAGCCACGACGGAGTGGAGGTCATCTCCAACACCGGCACGGAAGCCGAGCTTCGGGAAGAGCTGCGCCTCGATCCGCTGCCGCCGACGGACGCGGACGCCGATCCGGGCGACGACGCGCCGCCGGCCGCGGCACAGGCCGCGGCGCAGGACGAGCCCGTCAAGGGCAAGGACGCCAAGCCGCGCATTGACAAGCTGACGTTTGAGCGGGAGCAGGCCAAGCGCGAGGCTGATGAGGCCAAGGCCGAAGCGGCGCGCCTGCGCGAGGAACTGGGCCGCTACAAGGCCAAGGGTGAGCGCGTCGACGACGTGCAACCGCCGAAGCCGTACGACGGCACGGACCCGACCGATCTCAAGCCCAGCGTGGCGGAGTTCGAGGACCACGACGCCTATCTGGATGCCCGAGACGCGTGGAACGAGCGCCGGATCGAGCGCAAGGGCGAGGCGCAGCGCCGGGTCGAGGCGCGCACGCGCTCGATGGTCCATCACGAGCAGGGTTTCGCGACGCGATACCAGGAGGCGACGGCGAAGGACCCCGGCCTCCCGGCATTGCTGCAGTCCAGCGGCGTGCAGATCCAGGCCAGCGGACCGATGCCGGACGTGATCCGCATGTCGCCGGTCGGCGTCGAGATGCTGCGCTACCTCGCCACGCACAAGGCCGAGGCGGACCGCCTCAACGCGATCACGCACCCGATGGTGCTCTTCGGTGAGATGAAGGCGCTCGAGGGGGCAGTGAACGCCAGTATGCACACGCGGGAGCAGGCTGCACAGGCCGGCTCGGTCGCTCCCGTGAAGCCAGCCACGAAAGCGCATCCCCCCATTCAGCCGGTGGTGGGGTCGCCTGTGACCGTAGCGGATGACGGACCTCCCGGGGACGACGCCAGTGACGACGCGCACTATGCGTTCTGGAACGACCCGAAGAACCGCGCCAAATACGGCAGATAGCGACTCGCCATGGCCGTCGATACGTTTATCACGCCGACCTGGATCGGACGCGAAGTCCTCCGGGTTGCGGACAACAACACGCGCTTTGTCCGGAACATTACCAAGAAGCTGGGGAACGATTTCATCGTCTCGGGCGTGAAAGTCGGTGACACCGTCGGGGTGCGCCTGCCGCAGCGCTTCGTGACCAATAAGGGGCAGGCCTTCCAGGGGCAGGGCCTCACCGATCAGGTGGTCTACGTGACGATCACCGATCAGGCCAACATCGGCTGGCAGTGGTCCTCGCAGCAGGGCACGTTCAACGTGCAGGACACGATGGAGCGGTACGTCAATCCCGCCGCCATTCAGATGGCGAACACATGGGATAAGGATGGGCTCGGGCGTGTCTACCAGGATGTCTACTGGAGCGCCGGCACGCCGGGGACGGTGCCGACATCGAACACGACCTACCTGGAGTTGGCGGACCGGCTCACGATGATCGCGGCGGTCCCGATGGACAGCCGGAACATGGTGCTGAACTCGCTGGCGGCGACGGCGATCGCTAACGCCAACGTGACCCTGTTCAACCCGTCCCGCCTGATCGGGGACGCGCTCACGAACGGCATGTTCATGAGCAAGGCCCTGAAGTGGAACGAGTGGTGGGAGGACGTCAACACTTACCCGCACACGTACGGGACGTATTCGGGCACGCCGCTCGTCAAGGGCGCGAATCAGACCGGATCCAGCCTGATCACCGATGGGTGGGGCGTGTCCACGCTGAATCGCGGCGACGTGTTCACGATCGGCTCGGGTTCCACGGCCACGATCGCGACCAACGTGCAGAGCTACCAGAGCTCGACGTTGGCCCAGCAGTTTGTGGTGACGCAGACGGTGAGCGATTCGTCGGGCGACATGACGATCGCGATCTCGCCGCCGATCATCACATCGGGTCCCTATCAGAACGTGGTGGCCTCGCCGGCCAACGACGCGACGATCAACGTCATCGGCTCGACGGCGGCCGTCTCGATGCAGAATCTCGGGTTCCACAAACAGTCGTTTGTCATGGCGTCGGCGGATCCGATCATGCCGAACCAGGGGAAAGCCAAGATCGTCCGGAAGAACGGCATCGCCATGCGGCTGTGGGAAGCGTCGGACATCATGACCGACCAGCACCCGAGCCGCCTGGATTCCTTCTACGGATTCCGCACCGTCCGCCCCGATTGGGCGGGCCGGCTGCAGAGCTAAGGGAGAGGACACATGGCGACTGTCACGGCAACGCTGCTCAACGGCGCGATCACGAAGAACGACACCAGCGTCCGCCTGGATGCGGTCACCGGCTTTTCCAAGGGTCGGTATTTCCGCATCGACAACGAATGGCTGATCTGCACGTCGGACGCGGATGCCACGGCGCTCACCGTGCCCTGCAAGCGCGGGGAGCTCGGCACGGCGGCCGTGGCCCACGTGGACAACTCGCCGGTCGTGGTGACCGACGATCCGAACGACAGCACGGCCCCGCAGACGGTGGATCAGCTCGCGGAGCCGATCCCCACGTCCAATCAGCTCTCGTATCCCCGCTACAGCTATGCCGCCTCGGGGGCGCTGACGCCGACGCGCGGGATTCACATGCTGATCGGGACGGGTGCACTGGCGATGACGCTCGCGGTCCCCAGCAAACTCCGGGACACCGACGAGATGGTGATCATCGGCAACGGCAAGGCCGCGCACACCGTCACGCTCGCCACCGCGGTGGGCGATGCCGGCGCAGGCTACACGGTGCTGACGTTCCCGGCGGGCGGGCAGGTCGGCTTCCGGGTGATGGCGATGAACGGGATCTGGGTGCTGCTGTCCCCGCCGATCTCGGGCACCGCCACCAACATCACGGTCGCGATCGCGTAGTCGTCGCGCGCGGGTCCGCTCCATGGTGGGCGGACCCGCTTTTTCAGGAGAGTGCCTATGTCCGCGTTCCCGATTGCGCCGCATCCGTTCGACCAGCCCACCGTGATCGACGGGGAGGAGATGCACCGGCTCAAAAACACGCCGATCGCCGTGCCGGATTGGCTCACGGCGAAGCTGGATGAGGCGACCCGGCAGTACCGCAACCAAGACTTCCCGGCCGCGATCTATCGCCTCGTGCGGAGCGCCGCCGGCACGGACCGCGTGGACTCGCGGCTCGTGCAGTCGGAGTCTGAGCGGCAGGAGTACCTCGCGAAGGGCTGGGCCACGTCGCCGGCCGACGCGAAGGACGCGGACACCCGGTATCAGGAAGGCATCGCGTATCAGGCGGCGATGCGCGCCAAGGACGATCTGCGCCTGGGGGAGAAGGCGACAGCGGAACTGGAGGCGGCCGAAGACGCCGCCGAGGATCACGTGCTCGACGTGCAGCCGGCGCCCAAGCGTGGGCCGGGCCGGCCGCGCGCGGTGACAGCGTAAACCCATTCCGTCCTGTGTGGGACGGCCCCCGACTGCAGAGCGGGAGGAATGAGGCGACATGAAGGTACTGAGCGGAGGTGGTGTCTTTTCGAGGCAGAACATCGCGGACATCAACCAGAACTTCCAGCAGATCCAAGCGGACTACTACCTCGACGGTCAGTACGGCTACGACGGCAATCCGGGGACGTCGCCGGGATTGGCGTTTCGGACGCCGAAGCCGCTCGATCTCGCGTTGCCGAATTGGCGACGGCTGCACAACACGCAGCAGACCATCCGTGTCGCGATTGCCGGCGTGCTGACCTACGAATGGAACGCGCCCATCGTCAACAACGTGGCGCTGATCGGGGCACCTGGGAATCCTCGGCAGGCCACGACATCCGGCATCGCGAATGGGGGCGGATCGACCTGGCTCTCTCCGACCTCGGCGACGGATTCACTCCTGACCATCAACGGCCAGGCGTGGACGGTGCAGAACATTTACTTCAACAACTCCTGCACCACGGCGACGACTGGTTGTATCGAGTTGGTCGGCGGTGGCGATCCGCCCCTGACGGCTGACGCTGGCCACTCGCAGATCGTGAACTGCCGGTTCATCGGGGAGGCGAACGGCCTCTATATCAACGGCGGCCCAGGGTTCCTGCTGATCCAGAACAACATTTTCCAGAACTTCGACACGTCTGGCGATTGCGCGATTCTGGCGGGCGGGAGCGGGGGCACGGGCTGGCAGACACGCGTGCTGGACAACGTGTTCACGGCCAACCTGACGCATCTCAAGCCGCTGTCGGCGGCGTACGGCTGGGAAGTGGCCTACAACCGCTTCAGTTATATCGATGTGGGCGTGACGACGACGACGCAGATCGATTTCACGGGCGGCAACAACAACAGCGTCCACAACAACTACTTCGATCTGCCGTACACCACGACGGGGCTCGCGGCGATGTTTGTGCTGGGGACCAACGACCGCTGGTACTTCAACGAGTTCGCGACGGCGGTCGGGACGACGATCTTCAGCTTTGGTGGCCCGCAGACATCGTAAGGTCCAGATCCTCGGCGGCGGCTGGTCGAAGGGCGACGTCCCGCCCCTCGACCCCGCCGCAGAGGACACGTGGGGCTTCAATGCCCTGATGTTTGTGCGGTTCGCGGGACAGTTCGATGGGTGGACGCGGTGGTTCGACCTGCACAGTGCGACCTTCACGCCTGCGACGCACCCGGATCGGTGGACCTGGTACCAGCAGCAGACCAAGCCGATCTACCGATGGGACGTCGATCCGCGCCTGCCGTCGTCGGTAGCGTATCCGCGCGAGGCCGTGCAGGCGTTCTTCGCGGATGGCGCGCTGGAGCGGGACTTCGGCGGCTCGCTCAGTTGGATGCTGGCGTTGGCGATCGTCGAACGGTTCGACGTCATCGAGCTGTTCTGGTGCCCGCACGATGACGCGAGTCACCGCAAGCAGGTCGCGAGTATTCGGTACTGGATCGGGCAGGCGCGCGGCCGCGGCCTCACTGTGCGCGTGCACGGGGATTCCGCGATCACGGACGTCGGCCCGCTGTATGGCATCGAGACGACGTAAGGACACGACATGAACGCGACACTGCCGACGCTCTTGCTCGATCGCGTGACCACCGGCACGAGTGTGCCCTGGCAGGTCGCCGGATCCGGCATGACGGATCTGACCTTCACCTTTACCAGTGCGGGGACGACGTCGGGCGGCACGATCCTGATCGAAGAGAGCGACGTCCCGAGCTACACCGGGACGTGGAGCGAGGTCTACAGCGAAGCGGCGTCTGCATTTACGGGCACGGCGAAGCAGGCGATTCACCGACGGATCGGGGCCGGCATGTGGGTCCGCGTGCGCGTGTCGTCCACCATCACAGGTGGCGGTACGGCCTCCGTCACCGTCACGGGGGCCTAGATGGCATCCAGTGTGTTTCTCGGCGACGGCACGGCGGTGGAAGGCGTGGGGGCCGGGTACCGGATCGCGCGGGGCTCCACGGCGTTGGATGGCTCGAATCCCACCACCATCGCGACGGGCCTGACGACGGTGGTCAGCTTCGTCGCCACGCTCATCCGCGATTCGGCGGTCTCCAGCGGGACCGCGTTCGTGACGCACGCCACGCCCTCCGGGGGCGATGTCGCCGTCTACGGATGGGTCCTGACTGGGTCCGCCTCGAGTGGGACGGAAGCGGTGGACTGGATTGCGGTCGGCGTTTAGATGACCGTCGTCGAATGGATCAGTGATGCGCTCATGGCGCTGGGCGTGATGGACGCCTCGGACGCCCCGGCACCGGCCGACATGAACCTCGGGCTGCGGACCGGGAATCGACTGATTGGGGCGTGGTCCGTCAATCGGCTGCTGATCTACAGCATCACGCGCACGGTCTGGACGCTGACCGCGGGCACGGCCTCGTACACCGTCGGGACGGGCGGGGACATCGACATTCCGCGCCCGAACAACATGGAGGGCAACGGCGCCAACGTGCGCGTCATCAACACCACCCAGAGTCCGACGATCGAACTGGGCATGACGATGCTGACGGATGACACCTACCAAGCGGTCATCCAGAAGACGTACAGCAGCACCTATCCAACGTCGTGGTACTACAACCCGACGTACACCCAGGCCGCGCCCTACGGCACGCTGACGTTCTGGCCGATCCCGAACGTGGATTATCTGCAGGGCGTGTTCTACAGCCCGGCCGCCGTGCAACAGGTGGCCATCGGGGACACGCTCTACGTGCCGCCGGAGTGGGGCCGCTTTCTGGTGACGAACCTCGCGATGGAACTCGCGATGTTCTTCCCAGCGATTCGGCCCTCCGACGAGCTGCAATTGGCGGCGCGCGAGAGCAAGGGGGACGTGGAGCGCACCAATCTCCGGCTGACGGATCTCGCGGTGGATTTGGCGCTACAGCCGATTCGCGATTACGAAAACTTCTACACCGGGGGATCGCGAGGCTAGCATGGCGGCCTTTCAGAGCTTCATCGGAGGGAGCTACCGCAGCCAGTCGCCCATTGCCGACCAGGAACGTACGGTGAATTGGTACGAGGAGCGCATGGAGTCGCCCGGGGCGACCACGCGGGCAGTCCTCTACCCCACCCCAGGCGTCGAGGCCTTCGCGCACGTAGCCGACGTGGGCGGGCGTGCCATGTTTTCCGGCAACACGACCTCGGCGCACGTGCAGACGAATACCGGGCGCGTGTTCGGCGTCGTGGGGACCGGGTTCTACGAATTCTTCCCAGGTGGGACATCCACGAAGCATGGGACCGTGGCCATTGATGCGAATCCGGCCACGATTTCGACCAACGGCGACGGCGGCGGCCAGCTGTTCATCACGAGCGGCGATCACGGCTATTGCTTCGACCTCGGGACGAACACCCTGACGGAGGTCTTGACCAGTGGGGCGGCCCAGGGCGGGATGCTCTATGGCTATTTCGTCGCGTTCGACCGCGAGAACTCCCGGATTCGCATCTCCGACTTGTTCGATGGCACCGTCTGGGATCCGACGCAGTTCGCGGATCGGACGATTGGATCGGATCCGTGGCGGGCGATGGCCATCACGCCCTACGGCCAAATCTGCCTCCCCGGCACGCAGTCGGGGGAGTTTTGGTACAACGCGGGCAATTTCCCGTTTCCGTTCGCGCCCGATCCCTCTGGGCTGTTCGCGGCGGGCGTGACGGCGACGTTTTCGATCCAAGTGGCCGGCGATGCGATCGTGTGGCTCGGCGCCCGCTCAGAGGGGGGCTACCAAGTGCTGGCGGCGACCGGCTTCACGCCGCAGCGCCTGAGCAATCACGCGCTGGAGTTCGCGATCGCCGGCTACCGCCGGATTGATGACGCGATTGGGCAGACCTATTCCGAACAGGGACATCTCTTCTACCTCCTCACGTTTCCGACCGTGAACGTGACCTGGGGGTACGACTTCGCCACGCAGCAATGGCATGAGCGCGGCACGTGGATCGCGGAGACGGCCTCGTACGACTACTGGCGCCCGGTGTTTCATTGCTTCGCCTTTGGCAAGCATCTGATGGCCGATCGGCAGTCCGGCGTGATCTATCACATGGCGAACGATCTGCCGCTGGATGTCGATGGGCGCGTGATTCGTCGGATGCGTCGGTCGCCCGCGATCGTGCGTGAGCATCTGCGCACGTTTTTTGACAAGCTTGAGATTCTGCTAGAGGCCGGCCTGGGCACCAGCACCGGGCAAGGCGCGGATCCGACGGTGATGTTGCGACTGTCGAATGACGGCGGCCGCACGTGGGGCAATGAGCGGACGGCCAGCGCGGGGCGCATGGGCGCGTATACGGCGCGGGTCCTCTGGTGGCGGTTGGGGATGGCACGCGATCGCGTCTTTGAAGTCACTGTCAGCGATCCGATCGTGAACTGGCGCCTGATCGCGGCCTATCTCGTGACGCGGAAGAGTCAGGAGGCCGCGTAACGTGCCGCTGACCTCTGCGCTCGCGAAGACACCGATCATTGGCCCGGATGGGCTGGTGGTCCTGCCGTGGCTGATCCTGTTTCGGACGCAGGACCAGGCGATCGCGCACGCGCCGTCACGGGTCACGACGGTGACGGTGGCGGCGACGAACGCGGCGATCAGCACGACGCCACTCCCCGCGGATCCGCTCGCGGCGGGCCTCTATCAGGTTTCGTATTACGCGCGGATTGTCACGGCGGCGGTGACGTCGAGCAGCCTCACCGTCACGCTGGCCTGGTCCGATGGCGCGGCGACCTGCACCGCCTCTGGGGCGGCGATCACGGGGAACACGACGACGACGACCGGCACGGGCTTCTTCCTGCTCCGCGTTGATGCCACGAGTCCGATTTCGTACAGCACCACATACGCGAGCAACGGCGCGGGAGAGATGTCCTACGAGCTTGAGTTGGTCTTGCAGGCGATTGAGACATGACGAGCCGGATGTTGCCTCCCGACGAATGGCCGCGCCTCGCGGGCACGGAGGCGGAAACGCTGTGGCCGCACTTGGATCCAGCGAATGCCCAGGTGCTCGTCGTCGAGCATGAGGGGCAGATCGTGGGGACGTGGACGGTAATGCGCATGGTCCACGTTGAATGTGTCTGGGTGCATCCCGCCTATCGGGGCACGTTCGGCGTCGTGAAGCGGCTGTTGCGCGGGATGCGGGCGGCCGCCCGGACCTGGGGCGCGCGCACCGTGTTGACCGGAGCCATGACCGATCAGGTGCGCGGATTGATTACGAGCTTGCACGGGGTGCGGTTGCCCGGTGAGCACTATGTGATTCCAGTGGAGCAGGTCCCATGCCAGCAGCCATAGCGATTCCCGCGATTGTCGGTGCGGCGTCGGCCGGTGCCTCGATCTACGGCTCTCGTCAGGCGGCGAATGCCAATCGCCGCGCCACACAGGTGCAAGACACCTCGAATCGCGAGGCCATCGCCTTCGCCCGCGAGCAGGAGCAGCGCCGACAGCAGGAGTACGACCGCGAACAAGCGGAAGCCCGAGCGGCTTGGGACGCGCAGGAAGCGCGCCGCGCGCCGTATCGCGAGACGAGCCAGCGCGCGCTGATGAGCCTCGCGCAACTGGCCGGGCTGCCCGCGCCCACGATGCGCACGGCGGACGCGATGCCCTCTGGCTGGTCGCGTGATGCGGCCGCGCCTGGCCGGCGACCGCTGATGCCGCTGGACGGGGTGACGCCGCGCCGCCGCGCGATGCTGCCACAGGGGCAGCCGCTGCGCTCGATGCCGCTGGATGTCTTTGCGAACGGAGGGGCCTAAGTATGCCGTATCAATCTGAATACGACGGGCAGTGGTACAACGACGACGGGACCCCGCTGAACGGCGGCTATTACGACGTCGGCCAGGGACGGAACCCGTACGAGGAACCCCTTGATACGTGGGCCTCGCCCGCACCGTCGCCCCCACCGGGCGGCACGTCTGGGACTCGTCCGCCCGGGGCGCCGCCGACGCAGCCGGAGGGCTACCACGGCATCGAGTACTGGCAGCAGCAGGGGTACGGCACCAACGACATGTTCGATGAGAACGGCCAAATGCGGCCGGGCTGGACGCGGACGGCGGACGGGTACGCCTATACGCCCGTGTCGGCGCCCAGCGGTGGAGGCGGCGGGGGCGGCTTTTCGTTCTCCGCGCCGTCGTTCTCACGGATGGCCGATGGCCCAGCCTTTGCGCCCCCGAAGTTTCAGGCCCCGGCCCCGTTTGCGTATGCGCCGTTTGCCGCGCCCACGATCGCCGAGGCCGAACAGGAGCCAGGGTATGCATTCTCGGCGGAACAGGGCCGTAAGCAACTGGAGGCCACGCGGGCGGCCCAGGGCATCTATCGCACGGGCGGCACGCTGAAGGACATCTACGCCTGGGCGAACCGCTTCGCCGAACAGAACTACGGCAATGTGTACAACCGCTCGGCGAACACCTACGGGATCAACCGCACCAACGCGGCAGACTCGTACATGACCAACTACGGGGTCAGCCGGGACGTGTTCGACCGCGACTATCGGGGGTCGTTCGATACGTACAACTTCGGCCAGCGCAATCGTGAGCTCGATTTTTCGCGGGAGTGGGATAACTACCTCTCGCAACTGGATCTGCAGAAGACGCTCTACGGGGCGGGGTTGGACTGATGCCGTCGTATACGACGCCGTACGTGCGCCGCGCGTACGATACGGCGCCGACCATGCGAATCGCCGATTTCATTCGGCAGGCCGGCACGGACGCGGCCGAGGCGCAGCGGCGCGGGGGGGAGATCAGCGGCCAGATGTGGGGCACCCTGGGCCAGCAGATCGGCAGTACGGCGACCGGGATCCTGCAGGAGCGGCAGGACGCGCCCCGCCGCGCCATGCAGGACGACGCCAGCCGAATCGGGCTGGAGAATGCGCGCGCCGAGCAGGCGACCGCACGGAGAGCGACGGAAGACCGCAGCATCCTTGCGTCCGCGCAGAGCAGCCGGCTCTCACCCGAGGAGGTCAAGGCGCAGCTGCAGCAATTGGGACGCGGCGATCTCGTGCCGCTGTTCGATCAGACCTGGATGCAGCTGGAATCGAATCGCCTCGGCCTGCAGAAAGCCAAGACGGAGATGGGCGCGCTCGAGGCCGACTACTTCGGAAACTTCGCGGCGGCGATCAAGAAGGCCAATTTCGAGCCGATGGCCGTGGAGTGGGCACTGACCGAAGCGGCGGCGGACGGCCATGACGTGACTGCACTCAGGCAGCAGCTGCAGCAGACCCCAGACCTGTTGCCGCAGATCGTGGATCAGCTGATCGAGCGCTCGCCGTCCCAGCGGAAACTCCTCGGCGAAGAAGCGGATCGGGACCTGCGGACGAAACAGGAAGCGCGCGCCATCAAGACGGCTGAGCAGACGGCCGCTGACCGGGCGGACGACAACCGGCGAGCGGCGGCACAAGCGGCGGAAGTGGCGCGGCACAACCGGGCCACGGAGGCGACGGCGGCGGCCGCCCCGGGACGAGCGGGTTACTTCACGATGACGCCCGTCTATGACCAGCAGGGCCGCCCCGTGGGCGCCATGAAGTTAAATGCGCGCACGGGACAGACCGAATTCGTGCAACCCGCCGATCTCGGGGGCGTCACGGCGAGGCCTCCAGGTAATCTCGGCCAGCGGACCGTCGATAACGAGGCCGCCCTGGATGCCCTCGATCGGCTCAAGCGTCAGTTCGATACTGGGGCGAAGACCGACATTGGGCCTGCCGAAGGACGGGCGCGCCGGACGGCGCAGGCCGTCCCTGGCGGCGTGACGATCATGGAGTGGTTGGGTCAGGACACGAAGCGCTTTGCGGACTTTGACGCGGGCACCCGGGCGTTTCAGAACGCCATGATCAAAGCGATTACCGGCGCGCAAATGTCTGAGCCCGAAGCCAAGCGCATCATGGGGCAAATCCCAGCCATCACCGACCACCCGACCGTATGGGACGCGAAATATGCCCAGAGCGTCGAGAACCTGAAGGATCTGGAGCGGCGCACACGGACTGATCGCGACGTGACCGCGCCGCAGCGTGGCAGCACGACGCGGATCGGGCGCTTCGAGGTCGAGGTCGCGGACTAGATGCCCACGTATACCGTCCGTGATCCGCAGACGGGCAAGACCGTCAGACTGACCGGCGCGAGTCCGCCGAGCGAAGCGGAGCTGACACAGATTTTCGGACGCCTCGCGCCGGTGACGGAGCCGGTGCGGACCCCCGGTCGTGCGCGTGGGCCTGCCACGATTGGGGAGATCGTCGGAGACGTCGGGATCGGCGCCGCGAAGGGCGTCGCCAATACGGTCGCCGGACTCGGCGAACTGGTGCATCGGATCCCAGGCGTCACGCCCGCCGTCGATGCGCTCTACGGGCGTCCTGTCTCGCAGGAGGCCTTCGCGGCGGCGAGGCGCGTCACGCAGCCCACGACGCCCGCGCAGCGCGTCGGGTACACCGTCGAGCAAATGGGGGAGTTCTTCTTGCCGACGGGAGCCACCAAGCTCAAATTAGCCAGTGAGGCGGCGAAGTCGGCTGTATTGACGCTGGCGCAGAGCGGCTCGCCGGCCACTGCGGCCACGTCAGCAGGGCTCACAGCCGTTATTCCTGGTGCTGGCGCCGTGCGGAGAGGCGCGCAGGCGCTGCGGGAGTCTGCAGAACCGTTGGTGCAGGCCGCGCTCAAGCCGACGCTGGCCTCCTTGAAGCGGATTACCGGCGCGGGCGGCCTCGACGCGAAGGCAACGGCGCTCGTGCGCTTCATTATCGATCGCAAACTCACCACGCCCGAGAAGGCGCGGCAGCTGTTCGCGGAGACCGAGCACGAGCTCCAGCGCGTCCTCCGTCTCAAGAATGCGCCCACAGACGCTGCGACCCGCGCGGATCGGTATCTGCGCGCCCTGGAGCGCAGTGCATCGAAACAGGGGTTAGCAGCCGATGACGTCGCCCAAATCAACAAGGCGGCGGCGGAACTCGTGGAAGGCGCCATGGGGCGAGATGTGATCACGATGGTGTCCACGCCCCATCCGACGCTCCTGACTGCCCAGGGGACGCCGATTCTGGTGCTGCGTCCGAAGGTGACACGCGCCTTGCGCCCAGACGTCCCAGCCACTGAGGCGCTGGAGAGCGCACGCGCCTCCAGCCGGTGGACGACGCGTAAAGCGTGGGGCGAGCAGAAGGGCGCGACGACGGAATCGGCGAAGGCCGTTGAGCGGGCGCAGCGCGATGCCGTCAAGGAGGCCGTGCCAGACGCACGGCGGCTGCTGCAGACGGAAGCGAAGTCGCTGCAGTCAGCCGATGCACTCGAGCGGATGGCGCAACGGACCGGCAATCGCGATGCCGTGAGTCTCCCGACACATGTCATCGCGGCGGGCGAGCTCGCGACAGGGCGCGTGCCTGTCCTGGCCTTTGCCGCGAACTGGCTCAGGAACAATCAGATGAAGGCGGGGATCTGGGCGGACGTCCTGGGACGCGCGATCGAGAAAGGCAACGCGCCACTGGCGGCAGACATTCTTAAGAAGTTGGGGGTGGGGGGGGCGTCCCAGGTGATGCGCCCCGCCACGGCACGATGATCTCCCGCCATGCCACGGTCGCGAGGAGGATGAATTGGGCGACCCCAGCCCAGAAATGGCGATCGAACCAGAGGAGTAACCAGAGGAGCGCGCCGAGGAGCGCGAGCGATCCGGCGAGCCCACGCCAGGCCCAGAATAGCGGCCTGGGCGCGCGACCCATGCGGGTATCAAGACGAGCGAGCCATGCCATCGCGCGGGAGATCCTAGCACGTTTCGAGATGAACCCATGGCAGATTTCACACTAGCTCCTGTTCCCGGCCAGACGTTTCTCGACAACGCCGGGAACATCGTCCCGGGTGGGTTGATCTGGACGTACGAGTCCGGCACCGACACACCGGCGCCGACCTACACCACCCAGGACGGCGTGGCGCACACGAATCCGATTGTCCTCGACGGGTTCGGGCGCGTCCCGTCCGAGATTTACCTGACGCCTGGGGCCACGCAGAAATGGGTCTTTGAGACAGCGGCCACGCCGCCGGCGCACGGGGCGGTCTTGCGCACGTATCCGACGGTGGCCGCGGTCCCGCAAGCCTCCTCTGATCAAGAAGTCCCTGGCACGGCCGGGGAAGACTTCCTCGCGGAAGAGGTGGCCTACCTCTCTGACGGGTCTGGGAGCCTCACGGCGGGCCAGTGGTACAAAGCGGACGCCAACAACGCGTACAGTTCCACGTTGCCAACACTGGCATTCGTCGTCTCGGCCATCGCCGCGAACGAGAGTGGGACGTTTCGCATGGGCGGATCGATCGCCCTCACAGGCCCCCTGACACCAGGCGCGGCCTACTACGTGAGTGGCACAGCGGGGCAAATTACGGCGACCCCGCCGACGAATGCGCGTCGGGTGGGGCAGGCGGATTCCGTGACATCGCTCGTGATCAACCCTTCTATTAACGGCGGCGATTTCGTTGGCCTCGATCTCATTGCGAGCGGGACCGTCACGACGGGTTCGGGCGCGGTGGGGGCGGTCGCCGTCGCTGTGGGAGCGGCCACGGTCGGCCTCTTTAGCTCCGGGGCCAATGCGCTGGACTTCGCGACGGCTGGCGTCAGGGCGCTCGGGATTGACTCCACGCGATTTATCGATTCGCCGACGCAACCACGCTGTACGGCCTATAACGCCGCCACACAAAACGTCACCGCGACTGCGGCGCTTGCGCTGAATACCGAAGAAGTCGATATCGGCAGCATGCACGACAACTCGACGAACAACAGCCGCATCACGGTGCCCACCGGGGGAGACGGATTCTACCTTGTCATCGGCAGCACGACGGTAGATACCGAGAGCACGGGAGATGCGAATCTCGCCCTGCGGCTAAGTGGATCCACGAAGCTGCGCGAAACCAAGTTGGACGCGACGATCAATGATCTGCAGGTCCAATGGGAATTGTCCTGGATGGGCACGTTGGCCGCGGGGGCCTACGTGGAAATGATCATCGATAAGAGCGACGGGAGCACGTGGGTCTTTGGGTCGTCATCGGCGTTCCGGTCGACCAGGTTGTCGGTCGTGAAACTATGGTAACGGTCATGTAGCACGACCAGCCGCCGACCACCCTCTGGCTAGAGAGGATGGCCGGCGTAGACGACACACACGCAGGAATGCGCTGCGCGCGTCCCGCCCGCTAGGAGTAACGGCAGGAACGCCGTGCAAGAACAGGGGCGGGGCCCATGGATGCCGGGGTGGTGGTGGATAACGAGTTCATCAAGTGGTTCGCGACCTTGGGCGTGGGGGGCGTCTTGGCGGCCTTTATGTTCCATTTTTACCGGAAAGACGTGCGCCAATACACCGACCAGTGGCGGGGGCAATCTGAGCTGCTGATCGGCGTCATCAAGGAGAACACCTCCGTGCTGACACGGTTAGTGACGGTGATCGATGCACTCCATCGGCGCATCGACCGGGAAGAGGATGTGGTGCCGTGACGCTGGCTGACACGATTCTGCGCATTATTGCCGCGCTGGCCGAGGCCTACGTGATCGAGATTCGGAGTGCCACCCCGGAACAGGTGCAGGCGATTGTGGCGAGACGTGAGCGCGACTTAGCCCGCCTCGATCGGCTCATTAATATCGTGATCCCCGGATGGATTCCAGAAGGAGACTCCCGCACATGAGTGTTTACGCCGCCAACCGCATGGGCTTCCACACCGACCAGATTTCCATGACCGTCCGACACGAACATGTCGGCGGCCTGCTCGTCCCGTTCCTCTCCGCGCATCTCGTGATTCCGCCGCGCACCTTGCACCAATGGCACCTGATCGACCTGTGCCATAGCGGGCCGGATCCGGCACAGCCCTGGCTGGCCCTGACCCCGGTATTCCGTGTCCGCGCGATGGGCACCGCCCCGCCGACCGATGTCTATTCGCGGGTCGTCAGCGCGTGGTGTACCGCGTTCGACGGGACCAATCTGGTCTCCGCGATTCAGACGGATCGGCACGTCCAGTACAACGCCGACCTGCCGTACGATGCGGCGTGGGATGACCTGCGCACGACGAACGCCCAGTTCCAGGCGTTCGCCTCGCGGGGGGCGTGGCCCGCCGGGTATGCCGATGCGGCGTACTTCCGGCTCGAGGCGGAACGCGCGGCTGGGCACGGGCAGGGGACGCCCCCGCTCGGCATCGCGCAGATCAACATCTTCGCGGGCCCCGAAGTCCAGGAGGGCAGCACGACGCAGGACGGCACGATGGCGTTCCGCGAGCAGGCGAAAGGGCTGACGCGCGAAGGCCAGCAAGAGGCCTACGGCAAGGTGCGCTTGCCGATTCCCCGCGGCGCACAGGAGGGGCTGTTCTTCCTCCAGATTTCGACGTGGGCGCGCGGGATGGTCCTGGCCGATGGTTTCGAGCTGCGAGCCGCCATGCCGGAGTTCGCGCCCACGGCCCCGCCGCCGCCCCCGCCGTCCGGCGATCCGGTGCGTGAGGCGGTGCTGGTGTTCCTGCCGCATCTGCGGACGTTCAATGCCGCGATGCAAGCGGAGGGGCTGTAACACGCGGCAGCCGGTGATGATGGATCCGCGTGCGTTGGCAGGTCCGCAGGTAGTCCTTGTGCAGCTGACACCAGCGCTTGCGGACGCGCCCCTCGACGATGCGGACGCGGCAGCCGCAGTCCCAGGTGTAGAGCGTGGGCGGCGTGATCACCAGCGAGCGATCCGCCGCCCGGCGCCACCAGCGTCTCAGCCATCGAAACATCAGCGTGCCTCCCGTAACTCATACCCGCCATCGATCAAATGCAGTTCCACACGCTGCGCGTACGGCGACTCCGGATACAGGGTCCGCGCCATCATGTGCAGCCAGGCGACGGCCCCGGCGTAGCTCTCGACCCGCGTCTCATGCTGGTGGCCGTCCTGTTCGATCCAGACGGCAAAGCCAGCCAGGGGTTCCGTGGTCAGGCCGGCGCGGATCTCGGAGTCGTGCAGGGCCTGGAAGATATCCAACGCGGGCGGCAGTCTAGCACAGGGGCACATGGCTGGCGAGCGTGGATTCGAACCACGATACGCACCTTCAAAGAGTGCTGTCCTGCCATTGAACGACTCGCCAAATATGAGCACGGCTGGCACGAGTTATTACCGGCGCCACCTGGAAACCTCTCGACCGAGCTTCCTATCGCTGAGCGATCGGATGTCTCCGCACGGCACGCGGCCGCGCTCTTTGAGGATGACCACTCTACCGCTCGTACGCTCAACAAACTTGTCGATGAATCGCTCGCCGGACTTCAGCACTACGTAGACGGTGCGCCCGCGAAACGTCGCCGTGTGACCTTGCCGCATGACCCCATTTACTCGTCTTTGATCGGAGCGGCGGGCATCGAACCCGCATCGCTCGGTTTAAAAGACCGACGCTCTGCCAGTTGAGCTACGCTCCGCGTAAGAGCTGGTAGCGGCGCAGAGGATCGAACTCTGTTTCCTCGGGTGAAAACCGAGTTTCCTAACCAATGGAAGACGCCGCCGTGGTCTACGGTTGGCGTTTGCGTTCGCGGAAGGTGGAGGCTGCGGCCGGAGTCGAACCGGCGACCGCTCGATTACGAATCGAGTGCTCTGCCGACGTGAGCTTCGCAGCCCTCGTCGTTGTGCCGTCGCCCGTCATGATGCCGAAGTGTAGCACACCCCGGCCCAATGTCCGTCTCTCTCTGACACGCTGTAGGACGGCGGCTGACGTGCCGCCCCCGTGCGCACACGTGCGGACCCGGCATATTGCGAGCTCGACCAGCCCGGGTGTAGGCTCTCGCGCGAAAGGCGGCTCACATGGCGGCGTCGGTCTTGCGTCCTAGGTTCGCGGCGACGACTACCCGGCCTTGGCGTCGTCATCCGTCCGTCGCGTCGTCCCTCCGCGCCGACCGCGCCGAGCTCCTCCGGCTGGTCGCTCGATTACCGCGGTCTCATCGTCGGCTGCTCCTGGCTTGGGCGCGACGATGGTCTTCCCGTGCCGCAGAGATGCATCGATAGTCTGCTCCACGAGGCGGCGATCCGCCGCACTCAGTCGGCGCATCTTCGACCACCACAAGCGTTGCGCGCGCTCCTCTGGGAGCAGCCCGCCGAAGTAATCGAACAAGACCATGATCTGCTGCTGAATGTCGGCCGGGAAGTTGCGCCAATGCGTGAGCAAGCGATATTCACCTGGTCCCACCTCGATCATCTTCGTGTCGTTCCGGTGAATCAGGAGCGACGGCGGGACGCCGAGATAGTCCGCAATGGTGTCGAGATACCGAAGCAACCCGCGCGTGGAGGCCGGCTGCGTCAGGAGTTCGCTGATCGCGCTGTCGCCAATCTGGAGACGCTTCGACAAGCCGCGCTGTGTCCGCCGGAACTGAATCGCGGTCAGCTTCTCGGCGTCCAGTCGCTCACGGATTCGGCGCTGGAGGCGTTCGGCCGCAGTTTCTCTCAGCGGACTCTTGGCCACGGCATGTGATCTAGCACGGTCAGCATGGGCGGGTTTCCTGAGTTTCGGTGTTACCGAAAATAGTGCTTGACTCCGGGCGGGGACGCGGAGAGAATCCGCTCATGCCTCGGAAATCCCGAAACACGCAGCCCGCGACCTCCGCCACGCTCCAGGAATGGATGCAGCAGACGGGCACGAACGCCACGATGTTGCTGGAGATGATGCGCGCCAAGGGCTGGAGTTACAGCCACGGGCACATGTCAAGCGTCTTGACCCGGTCCTATCGCTGCTCGGCGATTCTGGCGATTCGCCTCAACGAGATTACGGGGGTCCCCATCAAGAACTTGATGGCCTGGCCGCCGGCTCGGAACTCACGAACTTCTAGGCCAGCCGCCTAACTTTCGAGGACGAAATGCTAGGGAAACACACAAGGTCGCATAGGAGACGTGATGATAACTTCGGAGTATCCGAAGTACCACCGAGCGCCGCGCAGAAATTCTACAACCGTCTGACTCAGGGCGCCGCCGACGAATGCTGGCTGTGGCAGGGCGCCACGACACGCGACGGCTACGGCCAGTTGTGGATCGGCCCCGGTCGGCTGGAAGGTGCGCATCGGCTGGCATGGGTATTGTCGCACGGTTTCATTCCCGCCGGCATGTGGGTCCTCCATCAGTGCGATCGGCCGGCCTGCTGCAATCCCAAGCATCTCTTTCTCGGTAATCAGCTCGCGAATATGCAGGACGCTGCGGCGAAAGGCCGGCTCCATGTCGCGCGCCCGTCCGGCCACAAGGTGTCTACCGCCGAACTGGCTGAGATCGATGCCCTGCTCGCGTCTGGCGTGCTTAAGTCCCACATTGCCAAGCGTTTCAGCGTGAGCCTGACTTGGATCAGCCTCTACGCGCGAGGCCTGCGCCGTCAGTATGACCGCCCCTCGCTGGAGAGGACGGCGTCAGGCCATGAGCCACACAGAGGAGAAAGAACCTGTGTCGCGTAGGGGGCCGGGTCGGCAGTCCGATCGACAGGATCCTCGCGCAGTCCGCGCCGACGTGGCCCCATCGATTGAGTCGCTGGCATACCAAGCGCGGGTGGCCGCTGACAACCGTCCGTGCGGCACAGCGCGGTGCGTGGATGACTTCCCTGGTATGCCATCGCGCTGGTGCAGCGGCTGTCTCATCGATGCACTTCTCCAGCGACTCAGCGACTCCACAGCACGAGGTCAGTCGTGATGCCCCTCTGTCTCTCCATCGCCCTGTGCCTGCTGTTCCAACTGGTGAGTGTGGGCGGGCTCACGCAGATCGCCCTGTGGGCCCACAAAGGAGCGCGTCATGTCTGAGTCTGTGGTGACGTTTATTCATCCGACCGCCCGTGTGCATCCGACGGCGATCATCCGCGCGGGCGCGGTCATCGGCGCGGGCGCGGACATCGGCGCGGGCAAGGCCGGGTACGCGCTGGAGCAGCAGGTTGGCTCGGCGGCGGCGGGCGGAATGATCTACCGCGCGAGCACGGGGCGCTGGCCGGACTTCTACGCGACCAACGAGGAGGCGCTGGCGGACATCCGGCGTCAGGCCGAGGCGGATCCGCTGCCCGCGACGGAGGAACAGTGACAAAGGACCACGACGACTCGCGCGTGGACACGATGGGCATCTCCAGCGAGAGCCCTACCGCATCCACCAACGAAACGAAGGCGGCAACGGTTTATCCCATGCATACGCCTGGGCCTTGGCGCATCAGTGATCTGGATCGGTGCGTTGTTGGACCCGTTCGCATGCTGAAGGACAGGAACAGCGGCACGGAGATTCAGCAGATGCAAGCGGTCGCGCGTGTATCGAGCCGCACGGGAGAGACGGCAGCCAACGCGAACCTGATCGCCGCCGCGCCTCGCATGTATGAGCGGATCGTAAAACTCGCATCCGATGGTGACGCGGAGGCTCTTGCCATAGTGGAGCAGGTTCATGAGCGCAGCTAAGGGTTCAGTGCCCTGGAACGCTGGAACCGGCAAAGGCTGGACTGATCCGCGTGGCTATCGGTGGCGATACGTGCTCGAAAACGGACGCAGGCGCGCTCGTCGTGAACACCGAGTTCTTGTAGAGGAGCACCTTGGTAGACGGTTGGAGCCGTGGGAAGTCGTTCACCACAGAAACGGCGACCCCTCGGATAACAGTCTGGCGAATCTGGAAGTTAAGGAATTCGGAGCACACACGGCTGATCACCATATGGGGAGTCGTCATTCCTACGAGGCGCGTCGGACGATGGAGGCGTTTGCACTCCTGAGAGAGGAGTTGCGGCATCAGCGCACCATCAATGCTGACCTGCTGGCTGCGCTGAAGCAACTGGACGAGTTCCAGCGCACGTACGAACGCTTGGCGTACGACTCGATGCCAGGGAACAGCCATTACGCCGGATGGCTGATGCGGATTGTGGAAGCCGCTCGCACCGCCATCGCCAAGGCCGAAGGTCAGTCATGAGCACACCGTTCCAGTACTTCACCGGCAAAGAGTATCGCCCGACCGAGGAACTCCGCGACTACTTCGCCGCGCAAGCGCTGCGCGTCACGCTCGGCGCCAGCACTGACAAAGATGGATGGTGCGACTTCACGGGGGCCGCCGTAGCGGCCTATCAAGCCGCCGACGCGATGTTGGCCGCTCGTGAGCAGGGAGCTACGCATGGCTAGCACACCGGACCAGGCGCTCCAGGACCTCGCGCTCGAGTCGCAGTCGCGCGGTGGCGAGTTGTTGCCGCGCGATGGCCATCTCGACGCGGAGGTTCTGCCGGCGCAGTCGGGCGGCGTGGACGGCGGCACGGCTGAGGACCGCGCGTTTGATGTCGCGATGCAGGGCTTTCAGCGTGGGCTGCGGCGGGCGCTGGAGGTGACGGACTCCGTCCCCGTCACTCCCGGCAAAGGGTGAATCGTTCGTCATGGACCAGATGGTAGCGAGCCGGCGCGGGGACAGTCATCGCATCTCTCTTGAGGACGTGCGCCCGTCCATGGCGAAAGCCGATCTCACTTCCGTTGAGACCGCGCATTTTCAATCGGAAATTGGACGGTGTGTGCAGCGGGCGATTTCGATCCTGGGGTGGTCGAACAAGGAAGCGGCGGGGGAGATGGGAATTGACCCGGCGCAGTTGTCGCGGTGGATCGCGGGCACGGAACGGCCGCAGTTGGACCGGCTCTTTCGGGTGGCCGCGTTGCGGCAGCCGCTGGTGATTGCGCTCGCGGCGCTGGCCGGGGCGGACGTGGATACGCGGATTTCGTTCAGGAGGAGCGCGTAATGTGTGAGTTTCTGTCAGTCCTCGTCGTGAGAAACGGCGATGTCCGGCATCACCCGATGCTGGATTCCCACAGCGATCTCATCGCCTATTTCAATCTGCCCGACGACCGGCCGTATCACCAGCACTTCGCCAAGGCTGAACTCACACCCAGGGACTGGCTCGACCCCGATACCTGGACGTGGCGGATCGATGAAGAGACGCGCCCGTCATGGCTCGACGATGTCGAGGCGGGCGCGGAAAAGAAGACGCGGGCGATTGCGCGCCGGATGATCCTCACCGATGTCACTCGGATCCCGAAGCTCATCGTGGATGGGTGCTGGATCGTCGGGGGCAAGGCGGTGGTCCGTGACGTGCGCGGCGGGCGAATCATCCGCGTGCAGGACACAGCCCGCCTGGAGACGCTGCGGGGCTCGGCGCAGGTGACCGACGTGGGGGGCTCGGCGCAGGTGACCGACGTGGGGGACTCGGCGCAGGTGACCGACGTGGGGGACTCGGCGCAGGTGACCGACGTGTGGGGCTCGGCGCAGGTGACCGACGTGGGGGACTCGGCGCGGGTGACCCACGTGCGGGGCTCGGCGCAGGTGACCGACGTGGGGGGCTCGGCGCAGGTGACCGACGTGGGGGCTGGCGTCCATCTGGATGATTCAGCCAAGGCGCATCTGGTCAAGGCGTGAGCGCGATACCCGTCACGACGCCTGACTAAGCAGAGCAGACGCGAGAGAGGGAGAGGAGTAGTCGAAGCGATATGGCCGACACCACGAAGCGAAGCGGGCTGGAACTGTTGAGGGAGCCATTTCCCCCTCATCACATCTCGAAGCTCCCGAAGCCATTCAAGAAGGATTCCCCAAAGGGCAAGTGCCAAGAGTGCGGCGGCTATCACGGGCTGCCCGCCCTGCACCTGGACTACGTCGGTCATGCGGCGCTGACGGATCGCCTGCTCGACGCCGATCTGACGTGGACCTGGGAGCCGGTGCCAGATCCCAAGAGCCTCGGCCTGCCGGTCGCTGGCGAGGGCCTGTGGATTCGCCTCACGGTCTGCGGCGTGACGCGGTTCGGATTCGGGTGCGCTGATGGGAAATCTGGCGGCGATGCGGTCAAGGAAATGATCGGCGATGCGCTCCGCAACGCGGCGATGCGGTTCGGCGCGGCGCTGGACCTGTGGCACAAGGGCCAACTCCACGAGGACGAGGAGTCGGACACGACGCCAGAACCGACGAGGGTGAAGGCACCAGAGGGCTTCGAGAACTGGCTGGCCGACATGGAAGCCGTCGCAGACGAGGGCACGGACGCGCTCAAGGCGGCGTGGAAGACGTCGCAGCCGTACATGCGGAAGTATCTCCAAGACACCAACCCGGCGAAGGTCGATGCGCTCAAGGCCAAGGCGGCGCGCAACGTGGCGGTGCCGGCGTGATCGGCCGCCGCTTCGGATCCGTGGTCGTAGTTGCCGAGGCTGGGCACGCAGAAAGGCCGAGGCCGGTGCGTAACTTCGCCATCATCGACTGCGAGCAGAGGTCGCCTGAATGGCTGGCGGCGCGCTGCGGCCGTGCGACTGGCAGCCGGGCATCAGACGTGATCGCCGCCATCAAGAGCGGTGAAGCGGCGGCGCGTCGTGATTATCGGCTGCAGCTCGTCACGGAACGTCTGACCCGGCGGCCTCAGGAAGACACATTCGTCAACGCCGCCATGCAGCGCGGTACGGACTGTGAACCGCTGGCTAGACGAGCTTACGAATCGCTTACCGGCAACCTCGTGACGCAGACAGGTTTCCTCGCGCATCGCAGCCTTGCTGCGGGCTGTTCGCTGGATGGCCACTGCGACGATTTCCGGACGCTCGTCAGCCTGAAGTGCCCCAAGTCGGCTACGCATTTGCGCTACCTCCGCGCTGGCGTCATGCCTCCCGAACACGTCCCGCAGATGCTCCACGAACTGCTTATCACCGGCGCAGACGTCTACGACTTTCTCTCGTGGGATGACCGCTTCGATGAGCCGCTGCAGACGTTCTATGTGCGGGTCGAGCGCGACGAGAAGGCGGTATCGGAATACGCCGCCAAGTTGACGGCGTTCCTGGCTGAAGTCGAGACGGAAGAGCACGCGATCCGCACCATGCGCGACATCGGCGCAGTGCTACAGGAGGCGGTCTGATGGACGCACCGTACTACATGGCCGACGACAACCGCGATGAGCTGACGCAGCCTGAGCCGACCCTGTGCCTGCCGTGCGACGACGCTGGCCGAGAGACGCCCGCCACGACGGCGATCGACCGTGGCCCCTCCCGGATCCCGCTGCCGGCCTGCGAGGCGTGCCGGCAGGCGTACGCGCGGCACGGGTATGCGGGGCTGGCTGCGGCGAGTGGGCCGGAGGCGGCATGACCGAGGCCTGCGAGATCTGCGCGGATCGCGGCGAGCACGAGCCGGCGCTGGGCCAGTTCGACGGCTGGTGGCTGTGCCGCTGGTGCCTGGCCGCGACGGAGCGCAGCGCGGTGCGGCGGTCTGTCGCGCGGGAGCCCGTGTCAGGCGACAGCCGGGCGCAGGCCAAGGCGCAGCGGAGGCTGACGTGAGCATCGTCTACACGCTCCTGGTTGCGCACATGGTTGGGGATTTCATCTGCCAATCCGACTGGATGGCGACGCACAAGGCGACGCGATGGGACGCGCTCGCGCTCCACGTGGCGACGTATATGGTGGTGCTGCTCGCGTGCCTCGTGGTGGTCTATGCGCGCGATGTCCCGGTGCTGCCCTACCTCGACTCGATTGGCGTGTTCGCAAGTGTCAACGCAGCCGCCCACTTCGTGCAGGACGCCATCACGAGCCGGATCAACGCGCGGCTCTGGCAAGCCAACCAGCGCCATTGGTTCTTCGTCGGCATCGGCGCCGACCAACTCCTGCACTACGTGACGCTCTTCGTCACGGCTGGCTGGTGGCTGACGTGAGCGGCGGATCGTGCGACATGGCGATAGGTGGCGGCGACTACGATGGCGACATGCCCGCGTTCTTCGACCAGCGTACGGTCCGCGCGCGCAAGCGTCATATCTGCAACGAGTGCATGCAGCCGATTGAGGCCGGCACCTCCTACCGGCGCGTGGTTGGGAAGTGGGAAGGCGAGATAGACACCTTCCGATTCTGTGGCCCATGCGTGGAGATTGCTGATGAGTTCACGACGGGCGCACGGCTGTTTGGTGGGTTGTGGGACGACATCGAACTGAACTGGGACGAGGGCGCCCATCTGCAAGCGTGCCTGAATCGGCTGACGACCGTAGCCGCGAAAGAGCACATGCGTCAGCAGTGGCTGAAGTGGAAGGAGCTGAAGTGAGCGCCAGAGCCAACATCACCCCTCGCTGGGGCGGTGTCGTCGATGCAGACGGCAAGCTCCGGCTCGAGGCGCGCGGGCTGTTCCAGGCGCACTTGAACCGGCTGAAGAACCAGCCCGTCGAGGTCATCGTCCGCAAGGTCGGCCGGCCGAAGTCACTCAACCAGCTCGGGTATCTCTTCGGCATCGTCTACCCGGTGATCGGTGAAGCGTTCGGCGATACAGATTACGACGTCGCGGCCATTCACGACGCGATCATGCGCCAGCTGCGCGGGCTGAAGCCGGACCCGAATCCGCTCGGACTCCGCGAAGGTTTGACGGGGAAAGAGCACGAATGGGTCAGCGACTACATCTCGGACGTTCGTCACTGGGCGCTGACGTCGTTTGGAATTGTGACGCCTGACGCTGAGCGTGTCGAGATTCCAGCACGGCGCCGAAAGGCGGCGGCATGATCGCCCACTTTCTTGACACGGCCACATTGGACGAGGCGGTGCTGATCCCGGTGCTGCTGTTCGCCCTGGGCAGTCTCGCGGCGACGGCGGTCGTGCGGTGGCTAGTCGGGGCAATCCAAGCGTGGCGGGGGCGGCGCGAGGACCAGGCCGACTTCACCAGCGAGCGCGGGTTGTGGTGAGCGCGGGTGATCGCATGGCCAAGAAAAAGAAACAGGGCGTGACGTTCGTGCTGCGTCCGACATGTGGGAGGGGTTGACGATGGCGAAGGCGTGCGCGATCTGCGGCTCGAATCTCGGTAACGATTTATTCGCCAGCGTGACCGGCGAGAAGTGCTGCGCGATCTGCAACGTGAAGTTCATCGGTGGGCTGCCAACATCTGACGCGCGTGTCGCTTTGGCTCGCGCTCGGCTCGGGCTCGCGGATGGCGCGTATCTACAGCAAGACAATGGCGCGGCGGCGGCGCGGATCCTTGGCTGGCGATGAAACCGCGCGTTGACGGCGAGAGCTAAGACGTATGAGACGCCTGCTCCGCTGGCTGACGCGCGATCCGGCGACGGTGATGTCTCCGCGCTGGCTGCACGAGCAGGCGCGGCTGACGAGCCGCATCCAGTACGACGGGCCGAGCTGGTCCTGGCCGGTGGACAAGGCGGCGAACGACTGCACGTGGTGGGTCCGGCGCGGCAGGGCCAGCAAGCACCGAGCGGCGTAAGAAACAAAGCCGGGAGAGACCGGCGCTTTCGACAAAAAGGAGTGGTGATGTACGACATGAATCGTGTGACGTCCCAAGGCGCGGCCGCCGAGAAGGTTAGCCCAGTCGATCTGATGCCGAGACTGGAGCCCCCGAAGCGGCTCGAGGAAAGGCCGGAACTCGCACGGCTCTTGAGCGAGCAGGAGCAGCAGGTTCAGGACTTGCACAACGTGATCAGTTCGCTGGAGGTGCGCTTGGAACCGGCGATGGCGCCAGTCGGGCCTGGTGCAACCGGAAGCGGAGAGGCTGGCCTTGATACGGTCATCGGGAATTGTGTCCATGCGAACACGCGGGCGGTGGCGCATGCGACGGCGCGGTTGGTCAGCATTCTCTCGCGGCTCGGCGTGTAGGGAGTGAGTTGGTGTCCGGCCGTGCCCTGTGGCGAGGCGGGTTTGGGAGAGCCTGCCACACCAGGGGAGCGCGGTCGGGCACCGAACAGGGAGCGAGTAGATGGCTGACAGGAAGGAGCGCGGGTGCTGGCTGTGGCCTCGGTGTTACGCCTGTGGGCATCGTCTGCGGTTTGACTCGACGGGTTGCCCGCAGTGCGGCGAGGACTTCGACGGCCGAAAGCCGCCCAAGAAGTTCCCTGAGAAATGCGAGTGCGAGAGATGCGAGGCGGCGCGCTCATGAGCCAAGACGGCGTGTATGGATATCCGTGCGTGACGAACCCGAACGACTTCACGTCCGACGCGGAGTGCTCGTCGCCGGAAGAAATCGCCGCGCACAAGACCGCGTGTGAGAACTGGGGCACGCCGGCGTATGAGCCGAACAAGGGGTGTTTCACTGAGCGGTCAGAGGACGGCCAGATCGTCAAGCACGTGCTCCGGACCTCGTGGGGTATCGGATTCAACAGCTTCACCAAGTGCGATGCGTGCGGCGAGATCGGCAACGAGACGATCCACTGCTGGGACTGCGGGGGCGACTTCTGCTGCGCGTCCTGCTGGCCGAAACATGACGCGGAAGAGGCGTGCTAAATGGCGTTCGACTACGACGAGTTGGCTGCGGCCGGCGGCATCGGCAAGGGTGAGAACCATTGGGTCCGCGGACGCAAGCGCCGGGCCGCCGTGGCGGCGGCTGAGGAGCGCAACAAGACGCTGGTTCGGAAGCGGGATCGCGGGTGTCGGTGGCCGCACTGCGCGAACTGCAAGGCGTTCAAGCCAGCGTTGCACGTCGCCCACGTCTGCGGCGCGAAGGGCATGGGCGGGGACCACGGCGAGAAGTCCACGCCGGACCAGATGATGGTGCTCGACGCGGTGACCCATGACGAGCAGGAGCAGCATCGCCGCGACGTCAGGCCGCTGAACGCCGTGGAAGGCACCAACGGCCCGTGTGAGTTTTGGAAGAAGGACAACGGGGTGTGGTTCCTCGTCGCGCGCGAAGTCGCACCCTTTGTCTATGCGAGGGACTGAAATGGCCAAGTCGAAATCGGTCCTCGTCAGGTGCCCCACGTGTATCGGTCGCAGGCGAGGCACGCCGCTACCGATCGGGCGCGTCTCGCAAGGACGGTACGGCAACTGTGCGGTCTGCTATCGGCAGCTGCGGCCGGTGCGAAAAGGTGGCGACAAGTGTCCCTTCTGACCTGGGACGAGAAGAACCGGCACGCCGTCCTACGGCAGTGCGTCAGCTGCTTCCTGTGGTACTTCTTTTCCGTCGATCGCCCTGATCCGGTGTGTGCCTTCTGCGTCCGTACGGAAAGAGATTCGGAATAAGGCGCGCGTGGACAGCCTCAGCTAATTCCGGCATGGGGATCTACCGCAGCAACCGTCAGAGGTAATTCGCACATGACCAACGAGCAGATCGACAACATCTTCACGTATCACGCGCCGTTCGGCACGCAGCAGGAACGGTACGTCTCCATCCGCGACAAGGCCAAGGAGCTGGCGCTGTTGATCAACGAGGCGTGCCCGGAGTCGCGCGAGAAGTCGTTGGCGCTGACGAACCTTCAGCAGTCGGTCCAGATGGCCAACGCCAGCATCGCCATCAACGAGAAGGAGCGGTAGGGGCGTGGATACAAGGACAGGGCAGATTTTCGAGAGCCGTGAACTGGCGAAGCTCGCTGGCGTGCCCGATGACGACCTCGTCACCGGCAGCCGTGAGGCGCTGGAGAAGTTACACACGCGGCTGGTATTCACGAAGGGGTCGTTCAAGTCGGTGGAATTATCACCGGCCGCAGACGCGGTAGATCCCGGCGTAGATAGCACGGGAAATCCGTCCACGCGCGACGACGTTTGATCTTGTGTGCTGCGTGAGAGAGGAGCCAGGACAGTGAGTCTCGTTGGATTCAAGGCGCGAAACCACCGGCAACAGGTGGATCGGCGCGGGGCCGATGACCCGACTGATAACCGCGCCACACCGGCCGAGTGGTTCGCCGAGATGCAGGCCCGCTGGCGATTCACGCTGGATGCTGCCGCATCGGCGATGAATCACAAGTTGCCGCGCTACTTTGACATCGAGACGAACGGCCTTGAGCAATCATGGGCCGGCGAGCGCGTCTGGTGCAATCCGCCATTTTCCAATCTCGGAGACTGGGTGCGCAAGGCATGGCGCGAGAGCGCGCACACCCCAGTGATTGTACTGCTCGTGCCCGCGAACCGGACCGAGCAGCCGTGGTGGCAGGACCATATTGAACCCTTCAGGGACCGCCCAGGATCGCCGCTGCGCGTTGAGTTTGTGCGGTCGCGGCGTCGGTTCATAGCGGCGGGTAACTCCGCAGTGCAGGCCAACGAGCGCCCGCCGTTCGGCGTTTGCCTGCTGGTCTGGGAATACATCACTGGCGGTGCCGCATGAGGAAGGCCCAACTGATCCGGTCCCGTCGTCGTCCCCACCCCCTGACCGATGGCGGGGGCGCGTCGTTCGTGGATGGGGCGATCGATCCGAAGCCGGCCCCGAAGCCGCGCGATCATTCCTGGTGGATCAACCTGGATCGCGCCGCGTTTCAGGCCGAGATCAAGAAGCTGTTTCCCGAGGCGGGAGCGAAGTCGTGACGGTTGAGATGACGCCCGTGGAGGCCGAGCTCTTGATCGCGATTCTCACTGGCGCAGAAGGCGCGTTCGCGGTGACCACTCCGCCGCTGGTGGAGGCCGTGCGCGCTCTGCGTCCGCTGCGCACGGCCCTGGTGCAGTCGTATCTTCGCGCACGGGTAGGGGAGCAGTGTCCCGAGGCCAAGGGATGAGCGCGTATCCAGGCTGGCGTGACTGGGTCCCCCCACAAGGAACAGGGCAGGAGCAGATGAAATCTCCGCGCGTGGTCAGGCAGCCTACAGCCGCACGTCGCCCTACCGCAGCGACGGCCGTAGAGTCATCAGCGGCCACCGCTCCGCTTGTGTTGCGGATGCCGCGCCGGCTCGAGAGCCCGAACATTTGGAACGGCCGACACTGGCGCGTGAAGCATCGCATCAGCCAAGAGTGGCAGCGCGAAATCGGGAATGCGATGTTCAGGAACCTGGGCTGCCAAGAGGCGCTGATGTGCTCCATCGGCCCGCGCAGGCTCGGCATCGTGGTCGGCAAGATGCGCGTCACTGTCGAGCGCCACGTCCCTAGCGGGCGGAACTTCATCCGCGATGACGACAATCTGCGGTTCTGCGTCAAGCCGTTGCTCGACGCGCTGAAGCGGCAGGGCTACATCAAAAACGACTCTCGGAAGTGGCTCGATCATCCGACGCCAACACAGCACGTCTCGGCAGATGGCCACGACTGGACGGTCGTGATTCTCACTAGCGTCGAGGACGCCAAGGAGTTGGCATGAGCAAGTGCTGGTGGGAGTTGAAGGGCGACCTGTGGAAATCAGGATGCGAGTTGGTTTTCCCGGTGTGGCACTCGTTTGACGCTGGCCCTATCGATGGCGGCCACAGCGTCTGCCCATACTGCGGCCAGCCCCTCGTGGAAGTCAGACCAGAGCAGACGCGAAGCGTGAGCGAATCGGTGATCGACCGTTCTAATTCATAAGGAGATTGCGGTTGAGTTTGACGGTGGAGTGGAGGAGGATAGCGGGGCGGCGAGCCAGTTTCCGCTGGTCCGCCGCCCCTCATCTCCCACGGCTGTGGAATCAGCAGTGAGCGACTAATCGCCCATTCTACTTCCTCAGCCTGAGTTTTGAGTTCCGCGCGATGAATGACGGAGTGAACCGTCTGAACGGCGCGCGGCGGTTGTTGTTCCGGTGAGGCGGGTGGTGGGGAATCGCGGCGGCGCGGTTCTAAGCCTGGGCAACAGCTGACACATCTCTGACGACCGATACGACCGACCGACCGACGGCAGAACGGCACGACGCGCGACGTTTTCGCGCGGCTCGTACTACAGGGACTCGCTGAGAGGACATCTTCTCCGGGGAACTGCCAGAGGGAGGGAGGGAGGGGAGGGAGCCGGGGGAGCAGGCGTGTCTTTAAGAAGGGACGAGTGTCGCGCAGCAACGCAAGACGAGGGCTCTTATGAATCGAACGATAAACAGCATCACGTGGGCATAGGCGCATGTGCCCCAAGCGAGCACCGTACGCGATGGTCGCCGAAGACGATCCCTTGTGGGTCCGGTTCTGGCGCTGCTATCCAAGGCGCGTCGGCAAGAAGGATGCACGAAAAGCCTGGATGGAGATGGCCCCAACCGCCACCGACGTCGCCCTAATGGAAGCCGCTCTCGCGTGGCAGTCGCAGCAACCCTCGTGGCTCGAGGACGGTGGCCAGTACGTGCCGTTCCCGGCCAGTTATCTCAGGGCTGAGCGGTGGACAGACGAACCACCAATGCGCGTGGCGCCACCTGTCCGTGCCGAGTGGACGTGCCTCCATCTCGAGCGTTGTTCCCATCGGGCGATGTGTGAGAGCAAGCGCCTGTTGGGCACGGCGAAGTATCCCGTACGGGTATCGGCATGACGTGGGTGCAAGCGACGGTCGTCACGGCGTGCGGCTCCTGCGGGAGTCCGGTGCCTATCACGGGCCCGGTGCTGCTGGTGACGCAGGCGCGGTTGCCGCGGTGCGCCAGCTGTGCGAAGGCGATCTTCAACGCGGAGCCGCCGTGCGCGTGGCCGGTGCCGGAGGTGGTGGTGGTGACGCCGAAGCCGATGGAGTTTCTGACGCCGAAGGGGTGGGCAGTGCAGCGGAAAGCGGCGCTGGCTGCGCGGGTGGACTTTGATCCGCGCATGGCGCGGGCAGGAGGAGACGAATGAAGAGGCCCCCAACTAGCGAGCAGTTCGCCTGCCGACATCAGTACTGGGATCTCGGCTACTACACGTTGGCGCGGGCAGGAGAGTGAGGCGGATGGGCTATCCCATCTCAGGAGATCAGCAACCGTGAGAGAGCATCGGACGATGGCGCGTAGGTCACGGTCTCCCCACGGGGTGCTCCGGGATCCTCGCGTAAACCGCAACGAGTTAACGTCAGCGACAGGACGGAGCAACGATGAATGAACGACCGTTGGTGATTTATCACGCCGGCTGCTGGGATGGGTTCTGCGCGGCCTGGGTGGCTCGGAAGGCGCTCGGCGACATCGAGGCCGTGCCTGCCCATTACGGCACGCCGCCGCCAACTGCGATCGGGCGCGAAGTGTACGTGCTCGATTTCTGCTATCCATTCGACGCGATGGCCGACATGGCATCACAGTCCGGGTCCCTTACGGTCCTCGATCATCACAAGACGGCTGAGCGAACAATCGCCGATCTTGAAGCGATGTTCATCACGCACAACATGGCCGGTCGCGCGCGGTACGGTGTCGAGAAGTCCGGCGCTCGGATGGCCTGGGAGTTTTTTGGGTTTATCGGCGGGTGGGAAGGCATGCCGTCGCCGTGGCTGGTGGACTACACGGAAGACCGGGACCTGTGGCGGCACGCGCTGCCGGACTCGGAGAACATCAACGCTGCGCTGCGCTCGCACCCGCTCAGTTTCGACCTGTGGGATGAGTTTCACGATGCCGTTGGCCAGCGCGAGATGTTCAAGCGCGAAGGTGAGGCGATTCGGCGGCGTGAGCGCCAGATTGTCGAGGAGCACATCCGCCACGCCCGCGATGTCGAGATCGACGGGCACAGCGTGCGTGTCGTCAATGCGACCGTGCTGTTTTCAGAGATTGCCGGCGAACTCGCGAAGGGAAAGCCATTCGGCGCGTGCTACTTCGACCGTTTCGACGGGAAGCGGCAATGGTCGCTCAGGTCGGATCTTAAAGGCGTTGACGTGTCGGCGGTGGCAAAGGCGCACGGCGGTGGCGGCCATGCGCACGCGGCTGGATACGAGGAGTAGCCGCCGATGGCGCGCACTTCGTTAGGGCTTACGCGAGGATCCTGCCGGCCGAGCGCAGCACGTCCGGTCGGCACGCGAGAAGATTGCGATCTGATCTCCTGACATGGGGTACTCCATCTCCGGAGATCAGATCGCAGGAGGACTGTGACCCATGAGAGACAAAGAACAGGAACAGGAAAGAACGGTGACCGCCTCGACGGACGAGGGCTATACGCCGACGCCGGTGACGCCGGAGGATCTGGAATACGCCGCCGCGCTGATCGAAGGCCACGCCGTGCGCAACGAACACAAGTGGTCAGACCTGACCAAACTCGTTATCGAGCGGCGCTACTTGCGATTCCGCAGCGAGGCGGAACGGCTTCGCCAGCTGCTGATGTCATCGAGTGCTGCCGTGTCGCCAGCGGACGGGAGTTCGCTATGACGTCGCATCGCTTTATCGGATCGTACTTGCGACCAGCAGTGACCGACCAGGACAGGCACGACCGAGGCCTGCTGCTCGCGAATGCGCGCGTCATGCGGGACGAGCTGGAGCAGATTTTTGTCGACACGGACCATTGGAACCGGGCGCATCCGGATGAGGACCAGATTGACCCTGATCCAGGCGGCACGATGCGCCAGATGATCGACGAGATTGACGCGCTGTTGCTGGCGAACCAGCCGGTGCAATGATGCACCCGCGTCCGGCGCTCTTCGTGGAGAGACGACGAGGCTCGATCTTGACCCGGAGGGCTGTGTGGTCCCCGAAGCGGAAACCATCAACTAACGCGTCGAGTGATTCGGAGGATCCCATGATCAACACAGGGCGTGAGACACGGAGCGCTGAGGACGCCACGGATCTGATCGCG